TACCGATTAGCTTTTCAGCCTCTTGGTGCATACGAACAATATCTTCGAGATTCTTCCCTTTGTACTTCTCAGGGATCTCTTGTGGTGCTTGTTCTGAAGGTTGTTGAGTCTGTTGTACATTTGAGGACTGTTTAAAGTCTTCAGCATCAATCTCACTAACGCTACCTAGTTCCTCATTACTATCAATTAAAGCCATACCTAACCTTTCCCTGTCCACGTATGGATTACAGGATTAACTTAAAAATAGAATTGGGTTGCCTGATTACTCAGATCCTCTCTTTTGTTCCTGCTTGAGCCTGTCAGCTCTCACAGCAGCCCACTTAGCCGTTGCACCGGGGAAGTCACCAGATATGGCATCTAACCCAATGGTAGGAGCTGAAATGAGCCTGATAGCGTCCTTACTACATACCTTACATTTAGCAGTGGTATGATCGCTATCTACCAGCGATTCAGTTATGTGATCGTTAGGGCATTGGAAGTCGTACAGTCTTTTCATCGCAAGTCTCCTTGCTGATCCTGTAAATCCTCATATACCTTCTCACACACAGCCTTACGCCCTAAAACCAATTCAAGAATATCTAACTGTCCTTTACGATAATGAAGTGTTTGTGTATCGTTGACAGTAGAAATATCGTTTAAACTAGCCTTAATCTCTTCAAAGTCTTCAATTAAGAAGTCCCAACCCTTAGTACTCATGGTATTAAAGGTTTCTTCGTAATAATGTTGCAGGTCTTTATTCATTATGTTGCTCCAAATAATTAAGCATATTTTGTAATATTGCAGGGTCTTCTCTAAGAAGTCCTAATGCTGTATTACATTTCCTACATAACAAATCTCGCACTACACCTGACTCATGATTGTGGTCTATGCACAATTCTTTTAACTTATTAGATTTATGATGCCTATCTGTTTCATGTTGCAAACAAATCTTGCATCTATTTCCTTGTTTTCCTACTTTTTCTAAATATTCTTCTTTTGAGATGTTATATTTAGAAGTAAGTTGATTTAATCTGTACTGTTCTTTATTTTCTTGCATCCACTTTTCAGATCGCTTTACAGCACAAGGACTACATAAATGTCCTTTCTTTTCTGCTAGTGGGTGTAAGGTTGTTTTACAAACAGGACAGGGTTTTCTTGGTCTTTCAGGGGCCATTTGGCTTATCCCTCCATTAAATACTTATACAATAGTGTTATTGTAGCATAAAAACAACACTTTGTCAAGCCTTTTGTTAACTATTTTGTTATTTACGTGCTCTAGTCATCATCTGGAGGCTGGCAATACGCTCATTTGAGGCAATATCAGCAGCTTTCAGGTTAATAGTCTTCTCTTTTAGCATCATGTCAGCCAGTTTCAGACGTTTCTCGAAGTCATCACCACTGTCTAGGTTCGTAGATGCAGCTTGAACTAGCTTTACACGCTGCTCTTCAGGGATCATCTGAGCTTCAATCATGGTCTTTTGAGCCTCAGCTGACTGTTTCTGAGCTTTAGAGGTCAAGTCAGCCACCTGAGCCTGTGCCAGCTCCATTGCAGCCTGTTGTTGCATCTGTGCAGCCTCAGCAGCCTGTGGGTTAGGTTGAGACATCTGATCCAGAGCCTTCATCAACTCACCACGGTTAGACAATGAGCTGTTCTGTAAGATACCTTTAAGGATCAATGGCAGTACTGGAGTGTTAGGGCCTAAGGTCTGCAACAAACCAATCATCTGTTGTTGTTCAAACTCTCGTGCCAAGATACCCAAGGTAGCTGTTGGAATGAAGGTCATGTCAACTGATGGATAACGCTCACTGTCAAACTGCATATATCTAAAGGCAGCTTTGTTAATGAACGGGATCATGAAGTCTTCTTGGAAGTTACTCAAGGTACGCTTGTACTTCTTGATGATGCCAGCCATAGCCATTGACATACCACCAGCACCTGCGTCACGAGGTACGTTAGATGGCATACCTGCGCTGTCAACTGTGCCTGTAGCTTGCAGGAGCATACGCTCAAAGTTCTGCGCTGCTGCAGCTGCATTGTTGTCAGTCTGACCGAACTTGAAGGGATACAGGATCTCAGAAGGTGCACCATTGGTCAAGATAGCCTTACCGGGCTTAATCTCAAACTTAGCACCACGTGGAAGCCTTGTAGCATCCATTGCAATCATAGGAGCTGTGGTGAGAGCTAAAGAGTCCATGTGAGCACGAAGCTGACCATCAATAGCCTTCTGCATATTGTAGGCTTTCTCAGCTGTACCTCGACCCCAGAAGCGTCCGGGCACTGTATCGTCTTGGTAGGCTACAACGGGTCTATCCTTCATCATGTAAGGATTAGCTTCAGCCTTGAGCAAGATGCTGTCGTTAGCAATAACAATGATAGCTTCTACCATGTTAGAGTAGTCATCAGCTTTAGAGCCTTCAGGGAACAACTCTTCATACTCATCTGACTCTTCACCGTCTAAGTACTCTTTAGGAACCAAACCGTAGTAAGTGATTAACTTGACCTTATCATCTTGATAGGTCTTCAAGTCTTGAGTTACTTCTAAGTCTTCATCTTCAGAGGCTGTAGTGATGTCTACCTTCTTGTAAATGCCTCTCTCAATACCTTCAACAATCTTGTGAATGGATACGTACTTCTCGATAGCAACGCCCAAAGCATCGTCAATGGAATCAGCATTAGGATCAATAAGGAAGTTCTTAGGGTTAACTGGTTTGATCTTAACAGCAACTCTATCCTTCTCTTGAACACCAATAGCTGCTGCATTAGCAATACCGGGAATAGCTTGAGTAGCTGGAATGTACTGCTTCTCAGTCTTAACAATAATCTCACCAATACCTGTACCATATATTTCAGCCATCAACTCAATCTGGTCAATAGCTTTCTTAATCTTGTCTCTCTTAAAGTCCTCATGCAGTTGAACCTTGATTTGTTCAACATCTAAAGGATTACCATCTACATCTAGAACGTCATCTGAGATGTCAAAGAACTCACCCTGACCAAAGATGGCTTCCATGATCTCAGCGTGACGAGTCTCAATGGCTTGCTGTGTAGCTGGAGAGATAATGCGTGAACGCTCTGACTCACGAGTCTTATCCTCAGCAGCCCAGATACCTCGGAAGACCCTCTCATACTCTAACCACAAGTCCATGTAGTTAGCATCTCTGTGGTCACGCCAGCGAACAATGTGCTGAGTAACCCACGAAGTTAGTTCTTTCTCAGACTCTGTAGGTTCCTCGAAGGACGTACCGTCCGGAAACTGAGTACTTTTCTCATCGAACTGATCGTTAGTTAGAGCCATAATGTTACCTTGTAGTGTCGTTAAAAGGGTCTTGATATTGTACTTTTGTAGTTTCTTGTTCTTGCATCTTTTTAGCAGCTATTGGAAACTTAGCAATTTCATCAGGTAGTGCAAAAGGTGATATACCTGCCTTCATGCGTTCTTGAGCATGGATATAAGCTTTTTCCATTATAGAACGTGGTATGTTCTTAAGAAAATCTTTTGACTCAACATCAGTTTGAAGTAAGTAATTTAATTCTTCAGGAGTAAGGGAAGGTACAAGCAGGGGTACGTTTATCTCTTTACCACCCATATCTAAACCAATAGATATTTCTGTAGATACCTTACCATCAGGTCTTTTTAATAGACCAAAGAAACCACCGCCCTTTTGTGAGCCATCTGGCCTAGCATTATCTTGTTTTAAATCCATTATTAGTATCCTGAAATAACGTCTAAGACTTCGTAGTCATCATCTTCGTAGTCTGTGTTGTAGCTTGTGATAGCTAACTGGTCAATGTAACTTAAAGCATCTACCAAGTCATCATGTACACCAGCTGTGGGGAACATTACTAATTGATCTCTAAACTCACTCCAGTCTTCTTTCTCATTGAAGGATACCCTTCCATGTTCCATACGACCTTGTAAGCTCCAGACAACCCTATCAGTCTTCTTCTTGTTACCATGAGTTAAATCCTGAATGTGAGCATAGATGTTATTCTTTCTCATCAAGTCATTCAGGTATGGCAGTACTGCATTCTTCAATGCTCCTCGCTCAATACCAATGCTTGTAGGTTGAAAGTCTCTAATCACCTTTAAGATGTTAACTGCAGTCTCTCTAATGTCCCACCTACCATGCTGGATCTTATGAACCCACCAATCACCATTGTCCTCTAGCTTAACCACTGCAATGGCTGTCTCATCTAGTCTCTTCTTAGATGCACCAGCATTCTTACCAACCTCTTCAAAACCAGCTAAGTCAATGGCTACAATGTAGCTACCATACTGAGGTTCTTCAGCAGTCTTGAACCATTCCTCTTTAAAGACATCAGCACCTGAGGTATCAAAGCTAGACAGGTATTCCTGCTTGAATGCAAAGGAACTCAATGTACGCTTTGCAGCCTCAATCTCCTTAGGATCAATAGTCTCATTGTCCTGAGTGGTGAAGTGCCATGACTTCCACTCCTCATCAATCCTCTCCTCTTCAGTCTCAAACTTACCTAAGTTAAAGACATCATAAAACCAATTACGTCCTGAAGGTGTTGAAATGAATAAAGCTCTACCCTTCTTGTCTGACAGTGAAGCTCGTATAATCTTCTGCCATACATCCTCTTTAACGAAGGCACACTCATCAAGTACTACGTAGACTAATGAGACTCCTCGCAGACTATCTGGATTATCAGCACCTCGTACCAGTATCTTCCTACCATTGATTAGAGTAATCTCTAAGTTATTCACATGGCTGGACTTGATTACTGGTCTACCTAGCTCATGCAGTAAGTCCCACATAATCGTTCTAGCTTGTCCTAAGGTAGGTGCTATGTACATCACAGCTGAACCATCGGGACAATTTAAACCTTCAATCAGTAGTGATACAGCTGACAACCTTGACTTACCACAACGCCTACCAGCTGCAACTACTTTAAACCTTGTAGTATCTTTAAAGACACTCTGTTGCCACTTAAGCAGTTGGAAGTTTAACTCAGACATTAGTGGACTCCACGTCTATAACATCTTCACTGTTAGATACCACTGGTGATGTTAGACCTGTAATGTTAATAGACACTGTTGGTGCACTGTTACCTGACTTCTGTGCCTCAAAGACACTTACTGGGACAATCCTATCAACAATTAACTTCCACGCTGCAGCTTGATTTTTATGTTCATCATTCAATGCTGCATCATAAATAGCTTCTAACACTTTAGCACTCTTAGGTGAGTTAAGCATTCTAAGCTTGTACTCATTGATGATGGCAGCATCACCCTTAGGTCTACCTACACTACGGTTCTCACCTATAGACTTTAAAGCCTTAGTTGAGGTACGACCTACTTTATTACCTGTTGGTTTAGTCATTTCGTTCGTCTTTGTCCTATATAGCAGGAGACTGTTAAAGTAGCAAAGCTACGTAAGTGGAGTACTATATAGTACTAAGACATTATGTTTAAGTTATATAGACATAACATTATAAGATACTTATAAAGTATGTATTTAATACAACTTAAATTATACTTATAATAGTTTTATTTAAGTGTGTTTAACTTCTATGTTCCCCTACTAGGGTGTACGCCTTCGGCTATACAGTTCAGACTACTTAGTCTCAACTTAGAAGTGGGGTCAGGCTTCTTAGTAAACTCAATTATATCCTATGAAGAATATTGTATCATACTTTTGTCTATTTGTCAAGCTTTTATTGTCTAGTACACATATATTTATACAATCATGTGATCTTGGTCACACTTATGTTCACTTTAACGCTGCGCTGGTAGTCTTTAAAGTTCCCCTTTCCTAGGGTGTCTGGTTTGTACTTTGAAGTTCTACTTTTCTTATGTTTATCATATAGTTATCTTTTATAACTACTTCTTTCTATTTAGCCTTTTTTGTGAACTTCAGAGGCTCCCGCAAAAGTAATCACACAAGCTCTCCCCCTCCCCCCCTATGAAGTTAGTTAGTGCTTACTTACATGGTACTCCAAAGTCATATGTACACTTACGATCTCTTAAGTTAGTTAGTGCTTACTTCGCAGTTACTCTGTAGGTAACGTTAATGAGAATCATTCGCATTTAGCAGGCGTGAGAGGCTATGTAGCACCCTCTGAAGCCCTTTGAAGTCCTATACAATATCACCAACATGGTGCATTTGAGGGTATCACCTCACCATTATAGTGCACATTATCACCATAATAGTGCACCCTGTGGATAACTCTCAGAATTGTTAATAACTATTTAGCCTATGGATAACTACACAGTCACACTCTAGAAGTGCTTGTGGATAACCTGTTAGTCAGGGGTAAACTGCAAAGCTGGCACACTGTTTGCATAGTAACATACGTACCAACCAACCAACTAAGGAACTAACATGACACAAAACCAATTCAATGCACTATGTAATGAGCACTGTATTTACCCAAGCATTGCATTAGAGAATGAGAAACTCATTGAAGCATTACAAAACAAAGATGATGCCAAAGTTGTTGACATCCTCACAAACGAATTCTAAACCTAAGGAACTACCATGACAAACACCATTCAACTAGAAGTGACAGACCAAGAGTTAGCCTCCATTCTATATGCCTTGCAAGATCGTTCTAATGCTATCCTTGAGCGTATTCGTGCCAACAATCTCCATGTAAGTCTCAAGGAAACTAAGAGAGTAGATATAAATATCATATTAGAAAGACAGTTCAAAGAAACTACTAGTGCACTCGCTCAAGTAGAAAAGACAATCGAAGCCTCTCACAGTTATAACTAAGGAAACACCATGAAAGAACAACTCATTCACATCACATACAAAGACCAATATGGTATCCACTCATACTCACTAGAGGGCTTTGTAGACGGTGATTTTGTAGGCTTTGCCAGTGCCTCCAAAGACAGGGTTCAACATGAGCTTGCATGGTACACTGACAACTTCGATGGCTTACCTGTATCGTTCACAACAATCACAGAGGAACTAAAATGATGAATAAATTAATAGATGTATGCTTCGCAGTCCTTATCGGCCTAATGTTGGCAGTAGGTGCACTCGCATACTTTGACGTATTAACTAAGTAATAAGGGGTTTAAAATGTATTATGATCGTTTTGATATTTGTGAAGCTTATTATTTAGCATTGTCTCATTGTCACAGTGGGCAATGGTCGCTAGAGTATGCAAGGCTCTGTAAAATGACAGACTACTTCAAACCTGCTCGGAGTTTGTCAGTTGAAACATTGAATGATAACGCTCGGGAAATATACGATAACGCTTGCAATAGGTTATTGGCTCAATGAGTCACATTGGAGACAGTTCAGCGTGTTAGAGTGTGACAGACTCTAATGCACTGCAATGTTGCAGTTAACAGGCTACGGCCTACCTTTAAGGAAACAAGATGCAAGCAATACACACAAAATATATCCCTGCCTCTAATGTCAAGGGATCACGCATTAAAGCCACTTCTGACAGTGGTCTTACTGTCACAATATCCTACCCTCACGAATTCTCGGGTCACTTGGTGCACTTTCAAGCTGTCAAGGCTTTAGTGGCTAAGCATAAGCTTGAATGGAGCATTGATAATATGTGTCACGGTGGCTCAAGTGACGGTAGAGGCTACACGTTCGTTTTCGCTGATTCAAAGGTTTAATATCATTATGTCTAAATACACAATAACTCATGGCTCGATTGCGGCTGTTCAATATGTGACTTTACCCGATGGCGACAGGGTAACTGTCACCGATGCAAGGGACGGCTCAGAGATAGAATTGCCTAGATTGCCTCTAGAGGTTCAAGCGGCTGTCAATCGTCAATTTGGCACTATCTTTGCACTCCCATATGATAGCCGTCAAGGTTTTATTGATAGCTCAATCCCTTTTGATGTAGAGGTGTCAGAATGACCTATTATGACAAAGAGTTTTCAAAGCTTGAGAATACTCAGGCAGACCTTCAACTTATAGGTTTAAATGGTGCTACTCGGTGGATGACCGTGTCACCTGAGCAGATCAAGGCTATTTTAGAAATATTAAACAAGGATGAAACAGAATGATTGAAACAACACACAATAAACCTTTGGCTATCAAAGGCCTCAAAAGCTATCGCTACAGGGGTCGCTATGGTTTCATAATGATTGGGGCCACTGACACACAGGATGCACTCAGAGAGGCTTCTAGAAGTACTAACAGTAAAGTGATAATTGATAACTTAGAAGCATGGGATTATTCTAAGTATAAGTACATTCAAGCTATATAGGGAAACAGTAACTAAAATGAATACTAAACTATTAAAACACACACGTGAGCTTTTCAAGTCCTATGACGTACCTGAGCACGTGCGACGAAGTTATAGGCTTAAATGGGTGAGATCAATCAGAAACCTAGGCGACAAGTGGCTATTTGCTAAACCTATTACACGTAAGGAGACTTCATAATGTCTATTGAAACAATAACCTTTCACTTTGTAGGTCAATTAGAGGATTCAGGTGCTATTGTAGACGTTCAATGTCAGATTGACGAAGACGGAGATTGTAGAAGCTTAGACTCAGCAATGTATCAAGGGATTAACTTGCTTGAAGTTATCTCACACAGTCAGTGGTCAGACCTTGAATGGCAAGGATCAAAGGCTTATAAAGCTGAGAAGATTGAACAACAGACCATTGACCATGACAATCAAAGCCCTTTGGAGGCTATCTATGGCCTCTCTAAGCCTTCATTTAACATTAGGTAAGGGGTAGGTAGCCATGTTATCAGACATTGACTTAAAAGATTGGATTGAACAACCTTCAATTCCACTGTATGATGTACCTAGGGAAACACCTGTTAAGACACCTTGGGGAATGGTTTGGTTTAGTCACATTGACGGGATGTATAGCCTGAGCTATGATGGCAATGGGAACCCAGTGCACATGAAAGCATGGGTGAAGGTTAACCCTTACAGGAGAAAACAAGATGAATGAATACTGCTTTAAAGTAAGTGAAACAAGGGAAGAATGGGTCTATGCAAGCAATGAAGAAGAAGCTGAAAGCATGGTCTATGAGCAGCTTGGGTATGACCCTGAGGAAATGGAC